TCCTACTCTTTGCGTGATCCTCTGCCAACCGAACAATATCCTCCCTTTGCCTTGGATCTCCTCCACCCAGCAGGTATGCTTTCTGCTCATCATTAAGGGTTGGAACCAAGGTTGGTATCTGTGTTTCCTTACCATCAAACTCGACACCAATACTTATCTCGGTTGATACTCTGCCAGTATCATCCTGCATAGGAAGTTCACCAAGGAATCCGGTTCCCTTTTCGGTTCCATCGGCACGTTTACCATACCCCTCATCTTTCTGTGCAAATTCAGCAAACGGGTCGTATGGTGATTTCTTTTCTACAGTTTCCTCCTCTTCCTCATCCACTGCAAATTGTGCAAATGGATCGTATGAAGGTGGTTGTTCTGTAGCAGTACCACTTTCAAATAACTCAGCAAACGGATCATATGATGCCATACTTACTTATCTTCCAGCTTATAAACATTCAAGAAGAAGTCAGCAGAACCTTTACCGAAATATCCATCAAAAACTTCAGCTATTGATCTTGCATCTTCACTATTGTCATACTTGGGATTTCCTTGCTCATCAAGAATGGGTTCACCTGTATTTGGATCTCTTAATATTCTTCTGGTCGCATATTCAGAATCAACTAATTTACCAACACTGAAATCCATATTCTGCACCATCTTAGGATCTGATGTCATTACGATTCTAGCAAACTTGAGTTTTGCGTTCTCCTTTTCCTTCTCACTAAGTCTCCCACTGAATATACTATCTAATAACCCAATTCGTTTCCACCCCTCACCCGGATCAAGTTTCCCATCAATCATTAGACTAAAGTTATCAATAGCTTTTCCTTGCGATTCAGTAACTTCAAATTCAGTAGCCCCAATCTTTCGTTTCGATTGACGTTCAGCACCGATCATCGATACCAACCTCTCGTTCATGGCATCACGAAGTTTTGGATCAACAGAGTCGAGTAAGAGTTCTCTCTCAGTTTTCTGTCTCCGATCAACCATCTTCCTCTCATACTTATCATAAAGGATAGTAAATGGACCCTTATCTTGTATTTCATACCGGTCATCGAATTTCTTGAGATCAACACGCCTCTTCAGCTTGTATCCCCATTCCTTATTCTGGTACTGCTCAACATTTGCTTTCCCAGCTTCAATAAGATCAAATGCATCATCGATGCTTTGTGCTTCAAGCTTCTCCTTATTAGCTATTTCTTTAGCAGTGAGTCCTTCCCCAGCATCTGCCACCCGGAGGTCGGAAAGTTTAATTTCATTGTCCATGATCCGTGACTTCTTTTCAACTTCGCTAGCAACAGATTCGTCTACTCCTTCCAGAACCTCTGGGTTAACCATGTTGCCATCTTTCCACTGAACTTGTGTAACAAGCGAGTCCACAATTTGAGTGCGTTCTCTTGTAGCTAAACTTAGCTGGGCATCTTTAAGCTTTGCCTCATTGGTTAAATCTTCGAGTCTAAACTTCTGGACATTTCTTTCTGCATCCTGTCGCACGTCTGGACCAACTGACCAATCCAACATTTTGCCACGTTGAGGTAGGTTACCACCTTCAGGTACTTGATATGGGCCAATAACCTTACCCGTTTCATCAAGTCTAACTGTCGGTGTAAGTCTCTTAACTGTACCTTCCCTAAAATCGTTTGTATACCGGTAGTCACTGGCACGTTTAGCCGAACCAGATGCAGCAACAGCAGCCTCTGCTTGCATCTCTGCCAGACGCAGACGTGTTCTATTAGCATCAATCTCTTCCTTCATCGCAGCGACATAACCCTTGTCGGATTCATCGAGTTTACCAAGTGCCTCTTTATCACCGAATGCAGCAAGACGGATATTGCCCTGCCTTTCCACTTCTTTTTCTTTAAGCTTCTGGTCACCAACCTGTTTTCCAAAACTGCTTAGTCCTTGCCCTAGTCCACGAAGGTCTACTGGGTTCACCCTAAAGTCCACCTCTGTGCGTGGCATCTGACTTAATCGGAATCCTCCTGTATTTATTGCCATTGTTGTTCTCCCATATTATGCAGCACGAACTGCAACTGACTCTATTTTCCGGTCCATGTACCACTTGATCAACGGTTTCATCGTTGGATCATTACTCAGGTGTTCTGCAAAACGTTCACCATTCTTTGCGTACCAAACAAAGAGTTCATCGTCTGAGCGACCAATAAGCCACTTGCGGAATTCCTTCCACTTATCATCACTGTCATAGACTTCCCGTGCAACCCAGCACCCAATGAACCCACCTGCCGTGCTCATGAGATCACCAAAAAGTCCAAGCTGAGATGACTTGGCACCAGAGGCAGCGTTCAGCTGGGCAACGTCTGCCTGTGAGCGGATTGTGTTGGCCTGATTGATGTCACCAACAATGAAGTCTGCCAATGAACCCGGATCAAGTCCAGCCATAGGCCGGTCAATTCCCTGAGTAAATTGTGCGGCTCCCATCTTGTTGGCAAACTCACGATTACGGAAGTCGCTCAGTGCACCTGTGGCACCAAGTTTGAACTGACGATTGTAGTTTCCTATATTAGCTGCCAGTCCCTGCTGTCCGATGTTGGTTTGCTCCTGCTGTGTACCAAGATTAGCTGCCCTGTCCTGCCTGCGATCAAACAGATCGAGACTAGTCAGTCCTAAATCTCTAGCTGCAATGTCACGTCCCATGCCTCCCATGGTTCCTGCTCCTGCTGTTCTTCCTGCTGCCATTCTCGCAACAAGATTCTGTACATCCTGCGGAAGTGCATAGCCAAGATCCAGTTCACGTAATGCCTCTTCACGGGCACGATCTAACAGTACGCTGTTCTGCAACTCTGGCATAGCCATATCAGAACCGGTCAATTGCTGTAACAGCATGTCGATGTCTTGAGATCCACCGGCACGGATGCTATCGAGCAGTGCAGCCATGGACTCATCACGGGCAGCTGCTGTCATGGGATCTAACTCCCGTTCCAGTGCATCACTGCCATAGGCATTCCTACGTGCTTGATCTTCTACTGTTCCAATCAAGTAGTTCGGATCGAGTCTCTCGATGTCAGTCTGGATCTGGGGCACGTCAAAAATTCCCAGCGGATCAAGGCCAAGGAATGCACCAGATTCCAAGAACGTGCCCTGCAATGGGTCAGTACTATAGAAGTTTGAACCGGGAGAATACTGCTCACGGGTTCCCGTAGCAGTCGGTGTGATCCTTCTGGAACCTCCGGTGTTCAGCCTATTAAGACGTGCAGTGAGGCCAAGGCCAAGGTCTTCACCGAGATCGCCTGCACCCATGCCAGTGTTCGATGCTGGATCAATATACTTTTTTCCTTTGCTTACATTAAATGGCATAATTATCTCCTATTGAATCTTCCTTATAACGTGGTAGGCAATTGATTTTTGGTGAAGGCTGATTGCGTCTCCGTCCCCGGTAGACCCAGTGTCCAGTAATCCCTTCTCCGTCCCCGGAGCACCTTCGATATTGGTGCCCTGACTGGAAGAGTAATTGTCTGAAAAGTATTTGTCCATTGGGTGAATGTGCGGTGGTAGTTGACCTTTTGTGAGGTACAGGGTATCTGCACCGTAAGTGCTTCCGGGGTCTTTAGTCAACACGGTTGTATCATCCCACACCTCTGAAGGTTTGGCACCAACCAGTGTACGTCCAGCAGCAACAGTTTCCTCATCCCAGCCGGGATTCTTCCCAAGGATAGTTCCAAATGTACCAGCTGCAAAGTCGGCATTAGTTCCGATCAATGTACCGTTTGTCATTTTGATGTCACCGACACCACCTGAAAGAGTCTTCCATATGGTAGCAATTGGATCAAAAATAATCATCTGTCCAATACCGGTATGATATACCTGCTCCCACTCATAGTTCCATCCGGTTGTCACAACTGGACTACCTGTACCATTCTGACTGGTAGACAGAATTCCACTAACTGATCTGGGATTGAACCCTGCACTGGCAGGTGCGTTCAAGACATTGTCCCATTCTATCTGCTTCTTTCCCGCAACTGTTGGCTCGAATAAAGCATCGATCTCATCAGGTGTGTATGAGTTCGGTTCCCACGCAGCAGTCGTTGAGTTGTATGTGTGAACTCCGAGTGGCTTTCCTGCACTGTTCGTCTTGAACCATACATCATAAACTCCCTCAGAAGGAGCAGCAACACCCACGAAATATCTAAGCTGAATCTGATTCAGCGTGAGCGGAACGTATGTAGCAGCAGTTGCTGACCATACCCACAACTCATAGCCACTATCACCACTCTTCGGGTCAGTGACCTCCTTGAACCATGGACCATCGTCACTGGTCGGCATTGCACCACCAATATTGAATGTTGTGATGGTAGTTGGAAGATACACCAGCAAACGTTTTGCCAGTTCTTCTGCATACTGCTGTCGGCTTTCACCGACCGGCTTTGGGGCAAGCGTCCCTACATCAACGAGTAATTGTACTAAATTATCTGATGCCATATCAATATCTCCTTATTTGGTGTGCCACTCATCGACACCACCATTTTCATAACCATAAAATTCTGCATTTGTACCAGAAGCTACCGATACTGCTGCATCAGCTACTCCACCATTAATTGTTCCACCTGTATTCGGGAACACATCCATAGCATTCGCCCCATCGTTCTTCACTATGATATGAACGAACGGATACCGAGGAACTAATGAGTATCCTTCCTCTGCCAGAATCGGCAAAGTTGCAGCGTCACCGATGTTGGCAACCGTGGAATACTGATTGAACATCTTCGAGATCAATCCATCCCCTTGTCCGGACCCAACGTCAGCGATCAATGCAGTGGCCATAGATCCCCTCAGATAGCTTTTGGTCATCACATCCGAGTCGAAGTATGCCTTGTCCCTTACAAACGTCTCTCCGTTGAGATCAGTGACCCCTGTGAATTCGAGATCGATTGGTTCATTCCCAGCTGCTGGAGCAGTCTTGTTCCCGATGATACCAGATGTTGTCAATGTTTCGGACCCAGTGCCCATAACCATATTATGAGCAACGAGAATAACACCAAGCAGGGATGCTTGAATAGCATCGGTCTTGATTGTGCCACCAGCCATATCGAGTGTGGCAGCAGCATTAAGGGTGAGATTACCATTGGATATAATAATATCCCCAGCGGTCAGTGTAAGGTCACCACTGGCCATGAGCAGATCACCTGCACCAAGGGTCAGGGTGCCACCACCGGAATTAATGTTACCACCTGCTGTGATAACATCGCCACCGGTTGTCAGTAGGTCATTGTTGTTGAGGTCAAGATCAGCACTGATCGTAAGTGTCCCGGTAATTACAACAGTACCAGTTCCAAGACCCTTTAAAATGAGATCCTGATTGGCATCCACACCTCCCGGCTGAAGGGTAACAGATCCTGCTCCCGTTACACTTCCAACACCTTCGACATAATTGTCTGATGTGCCATCAAGTGTCGTGACGTTGATAGTGTTCTGGATCAGGGTGGTAAGGTCTGCCATCGTCCATCTCTTTTCGATCTCGACACCAAGTACTAATCCATACCCAACAATGTAATCACCAACCAGTGGTGAGAGTGAGTTATTAAAAGTTGGAAATTCTTGTCCCATAATTTTCTCCCTATGCTGAAATCCTTCTCATTTGAGATCCTGAAATTAGATACATTGGATCACCTGCAATTGTAAGCATCGTGCCTTCGTTGATCTCACCAGCAAGCGTATGCGGTGAATTAATAATCTGTAAGTCACCCGTACTATACGGATACCCTGCTTCGATATAGTCTGCACCACTGGGGGCTACTGCAAACGAGAACACACGATCATACCACTGAGACTTATACTCAGGTGCTATTGCTCTGGTTCTTACGTTTAAAATGTGTCTGAAATTAGGCATCTATTTAACTATATATTGGTAATAGTGTGTCTGTTGGGGTCAAAGTATCCTCTGGTCCGGTTGGCTCAAATGCTGCAAGTTCAATGTAGTCCTGTCCATCTCCCAGCACTGCCTCGTTGTAATACTTCGGATGAGTAGCTTTGTTTCCAAAATCGTAGTAGTGATACAGAAGGTCAGTCAGGAATCCACCAGTGAACTTTGCGGTTGTGGCAAAGTCTGCAATATCAAGGCCAGCACAATTATTGAAGATGGTTTCAAAGTCCTCCTGATTAATTGGACTTACTGCTGATACAGCAGGAGTGGTCCAAACGCATAGTTGCCCTATACGTCCATGAATAGCACCTGTCCCTTTAGCTGTTTGGGCAAAGAAATTATGCGTTCCGAGAGGTGTCCCTGTTCGCCAGTCAGTATAATTCTTCATCCCCTCAACGAGTTCAGAATTACAAACACCAGAAAATCCATACTGACCACCAATTGTTACACAATGCTCGATGAAATTAAGAAGATCAAATGGGTCATAGCTAAACGTAACCCCAATATGGTAACAGTCACCATCAGCAGTTGCAGGTAATCCGGGTGCTGCTCTCTTCCACCGCTTTAAAGTTCCAGTAAAAGTACCCTGTAATATCGTCTCTAAGAACCATCCTGTTCCATCATGATACAGCTTACTATACACCCAATAATCTGTGCCTCCAATATTTACCTGCTGATTGTATTCCCAGAGAGTTCCAAGTTCATCTATATGTGTCCACCAGCAATAACCAACCGAGTGACCACCGATAATATCCATGTTCAATGGATGAGCACGGGCTGCATCTGTGTCCCATTTAATGACATCAGTGCCATCGGTTTCCAAGAAATCAACCAACGGATCAAGGACATCCGGGCAACAGTTATATACTGGAGGTGGTGGAGTAGGATCTGGATCTTCCCATGGTTGTTCCCCCGGAAGAGTCACATCACCATTATCGTTACACAGATAATTATTGGCATCAGCTTCCACGCTTGCAGCACACTCTGCTCTTGCATCCGCTTCCTCTTGGCTGATCACACCGGTACGACTTACAGTTGCCAATGCAGTTATCTCCTCATCCGTAGCACACTCTGCTGTGTCTGTTTTTTCTGATTCAAATTCAGTAGCACAATTAGGAATATCATCTCTATCAGTGGTTGTGGCTCCAGCAGCTGTGACGATCTTGTCGCCTGTTTCATCATCCGGGCAGTCTGGCTCATAGTCGGATGGAGTGCCTGCTTCTTCCATGATCATCTGGAATCCCTGAATACCAAGACTGCCTGTCCATAAGAACTGGAGACTGAACGCAGTCCCAATGTCATTTGGAGATTCAGTCTCTACTCCACACTCGTTGCAACCGTCCTGATCAATAGCGAGATACTCAGTATTAACCCGTCTGTTCTGTGGAAGGAAGTCGATGAATTCATCCGTGTATCCGTCCATTACAGACCCCTGACTGGAAATGAACTTATGGTTCATCACCTCGTTGTATGGTCCATGCTCTGACGCAACCCTCACCGATAAAAAGCTTTCACCTTCAAGTCCGTCAAGGAAGAGTCTCGCATTCTTAAATTTCTTCAGGTTCTTGGAATCATTATTATACCGACCTGTCTCCAGCATGCAGGTGATGGCACACCCATTGTCATTACGATCAGCATCGAACGCTTCCCAGATTCTGGTAATATTGTCCTCGTCATATGAGAGGGCGAAAATTCTCTGTCTTCCCTCAACCTTGGCAGTTGCCCATTCAATAGGACGGATGCCTGTCCAGAATCCATCCCATGCTGCCTGTCCTTCAGGAGTATTCAACTGATCGAGTACCCATGTATGACGATTATAAATGTCTCCGGATGGAACCGAGAACATGACATAGTTTTCAAATACAGCAGAACATACACGATCAAGTGTTGGACTCAGGTAAGCCTTGGATATAGCCATTTGGTTATCCACGTACTGGAACTTGGATTCGTTGAACGTCTGAAGTGCAAAGTCTAGATTTACTACACCGTATTCAGAGAACCACCAAGTCATCCCAAAACTCTTTACTATGCTTTTCCCGCTCACACATCCGATAGTGTATTCAGTTCTCTGGAAGTCATTTGTCTCAGCCCACTTAGTCCTATCCCTGATCTGGGCCTGAAGCTGTGTCATCGTATCACTGGTGAATACCACCAGAGGACTGCCTGCGTATGGCTGAACCGCACCCGTAACTGTTCCGGGGAAGAGAAAAGCACGAGCCTCACTAAGGTACTGAGTCTCCGTAAATTTTAGCGGGTTTCCAATGTCAGAGGCGAATCCCTGATTGTCACGAAATACCCATAGGCGATCATTTGACCATGACATCCATAGGCCCAGCGGGGTTTCGTCCTTACCCTCTTCTGTAAACTCTCCGGAACTCCTGATTGGATTTAGGTGTCTGGAAATTGTGCCGTCCCAAAATGCTGATCTGGTTCTTCCATCCTGCATCAATAGAACATTCAATGGCTTTGCCAGAAATACAAAGTTTCCGTCAGCATCATAGGTGGTGGTCTGCTCACATTTCGTGAAGACAACATGCAGGCTCCGGGGTGAGAAACGAATGTTCGGCAGTGCATAATACTGAGTGAACGGATACTTCGATGCGTACACATATCCATTAACTGCGAACACGAAGAAGCTGACCCCATCGCTATTGGTAAAAAAAATACTCCCCTGTGGGTGACCACTGGGTCCGTTGAACACGGATCTGAAACCGGGACGTGTACGTTGAATACCACCACGGCTGATGGTGTTCATTCCCTGAAAAGCGACATTAGACTGCAACGACTCAGGATCTATCCCTGAGTTTACTCCAGCCCATTGTCCAATATTTCCAATACCTCCGGGCATTAGCAGTAGCACCCTCCTCGTCCACGACCTCTGCCTGAACGTAATCTCTCGTTATTGTTGGATGAAAAATCCTTAATCTGTGGCCCAATATCATTCCGGTTCTTCTTTGCGGATTCACCAGAATTAAGAAGACTGACAGCCTTGTCTTCAAGTGGTTGGCCAGCACCAACGTTTGCCTCATGGTAGAACCTGACAGCCTTCAGTTGCAGCAACAGGGCAGTCACATTGTCAAACGGGATAAAGTCATTCTGACTCTGCACCCTCAGGTTCTTCCTGCGGTAATGCAGGTTAATGCAGGATTCTTTCGGAAACCGGTATTTGCGGTAACGGGGTGCTACCTCATCGGGGTAGTAATTACCAAGCATCGTTGGCTCACTATCATCATCCCAACAGTCTGGGAATGACCACAATGCAACCATCCCATCAGTCTGTGGCTTGATAATCTTATCGATCTTCTTCACTACCCGTGGATCTGGATAGGGAGGTGGATCTTCTGTGGTGATTGCCACTCGTATCCCCTTCACCTGTTTGCCACTGACCGGATCGATGTGAAAGAGTTCCTTGTCCATCCAGTCGTATCCCTGAACGATCATTTCCTTTCCACTATCCGATTCCAACTCAGGTACAGCAACGAGAAGTGAGGGTTCCGGAACGCACCGGAAGGTGGATGTGATACCGACTTCATCATGGAAGTTCATGTACCCATCAATGCGAGAGTACTCACCCATGCCATTGATGTGGTGGATGTACCACATGTCTCTGGCCCAAGTGGGGTAACCGTTGATGTTGGCACCCAAGATCTTCTCCACTTCACGGGGCATGACAAGATAGCCATCGAAAGCACATAATGTCATATGGCCAACCATCCAGTCCCAATCCCCCTTGTCCGAGAGAATGGTAACAGCCTCAGTAATAGCCTCGTACAGCTTTGCCTCATCGCACTTGCCGTAACCTTTACTGCCTTTTGCGGCAGACCATATTTCCGATACTAACATGGATTAATCCTCCATTGCTTCATCAAGCATTTCGCCAAATTCTTTTACCTCTTTTTTGTCAGGCAGTGGTGCCATTGAGAGGACATCGTAAGAGCAACTATAGCCATCATCATCCTTACTGATAGATCTCTTACGCAACTTCACCTTGGCATAGAACTCATCATCCACGTCCTTGCCGTCAGTCGCTTTCATTTTGTTAATGTGCAGAGTCGGGTAGTGAACCTTATCCTCAGAATCTGGTTCCCCACAACAAACTTCTCCACTACCGTATTTGTATCCTAGATCAATTTCTTTCATAGTGTTTTACTTTCGTGTTCCGATTATACCACATATCTTCTCAAAGGGATTATTCCCAGTGTCCTTTCGGGCACTTCTCCTGTATCAAGGTTGCCTTGCCGGGGGTTCCAACGATGCTCTTCATGATGTAACAGCCACATACTTGGCATCGATCTTGGTGGGGCATGTACTTGTCAGAGGGGCAATTCTGGCAAATCTTTACCCGCTCCATGACCATCTGAGCAGAAGAGAATACCGGCCTGCCCTTCACATATGCACGGATAGCACGACCAGCTGCCTTAAAGACTCCAGTCGCCATGGCTATTGCGTTTGCATCTGCTGCTTTTCTGCATCCTCCACAAGCCATAATCAATATCCTTTAAACAATTGCTACCCATGAGTTAGTACCGTCCTTGAACAGTCTTCCAGCCTTGTACTGACCAGCAAGTACCACATCAGATTCTCCACCACCCAATTCAGCAATGCCGTTGATGCTCACGCCTACTGCACCACGGATCGTAACAGCCCCTGCACCGATCTGTACGGCTTCAAGGATGGCTGAGTACCCAGCAGCCTGTGGAAATGCCACTGAAGCTGCCAGAGGTAGCGTCATGACGATTGCTGCTATATTGGACAGGGTAACAATCTTGCCCTGATCGGTCAGGACAGGTGTGTACGTGGTCCCTGTCTGGGCATTGATCAGCTTGACAGATCCGGGGTTGACCAACTCCAGTGCAGTCTCGCCAACGGCAATACTTGGAACTTTAAATTTCTCACCAGTGAGAGATGAAGGCGTGTCGGTCAGTCCGGTCCATTCCGTTATCCCAGATCCACCAGCACCTGATCCAGCAGTTGTATTCGGCATGAATCCACGAAGATCCTGATAGGAGTTACCACCATTATAGGTAAAGACTGCTCCACTCTTCCTTATGGTAAAACGACCAATCAGGAATCCAACTCCACGTAATTCAACCGGGATAGTATAGTCGGAATATCCCGCAGCATCAGACTGTGCGTCCACTTCAGAATTGTATGATCCATTAGGAAGATTACACATCAGGTGAGAGACTTCACCTGTCTTATTGATCACTCCCCAGACTACCAGACTGAACCACTTATTGTTGAGTGTCACGTTCTGGGAATCCACAGTAAGATCATTGAGATTAGTTGTGGTGCGATACGGGGATGCGAAATCATTTACCACATGAATGTCATCTGCTGGCATCTGCTGTGCCGGGTATGTCTGCTTGTGCATCTGGTAGATAATACCAGAAGTAGTTCCGAAATATACATTGGCAGTAGTGCCTGTAAGGGATGCTGCTG